AATTGTAGCTTGTGTTGAAAAGGTTGGGAGTATGCCGCACCAAGGAGTAGCAAGTTCATTCAACTTTGGAAAATCAGCAGGATTTATAGAGGGAGTATTATGCGCTCTTGGGATTCCGTATCAGTTAATCACACCGCAGAGATGGAAAAAGGAATTCACGTTAAATTCAGATAAACAGAAATCAATAGATGTATGTGAACGGTTATTTCCTAATGTGGATTTGCTTCCAACACCAAGATGCAAAGTGAAATCTGATGGAATGGCTGAAGCATTATTGATGGCAGAATACGCACGGAGGAATCTGTAACATGATACAACCTGCAATTAAATGGTCTGGGAGCAAACGCAGCCAAGCATATAAGATTGCAGAATTTGCTCCGAAATCTTACGGTGAATATTACGAACCTTTTATAGGGGGCGGTTCGGTAATGTATGCCATGAATCCGAAACACGGGATATGCGCAGATAAATGTGAACCGTTAATCGGAATCTGGAACATGATTAAATATCATCCCAATGACCTAGCTGATTATTATGAAACGAAATGGAATCTGTTACAGGAATTTGGGCAGAAAGTTTATTACGATACTCGTACTGCTTTCAATCAATATCATAAACCGGAAGATTTATTGTTCATTACCAGAACATGTACGAACGGGTTAATTCGATTCAATAAAGACGGAGAGTTTAACAATTCATTCCATATTACTAGACCGGGTATTAATCCGTACACATTAAGAGAGATTCTTTTTGATTGGCATTTTCATGTACAAAATATTGAATTTTTGAGTGGTGATTACTGGGATACAACAGATGAAGCACAAGAAGGAGACTTTATTTATCTTGACCCACCATATTTCCATACGAAAGGGCAATACTATGGCGGGATTGATTATTCTTTGCTATTAGAATATCTGGACAAATTAAACAGACTGGGAGTCAAATACATTCTTTCTTATGATGGAGTACAGGGAACATCCAGTAACATAGTTAATATTCCTAAAAAGCTGTATAAACGGCATGAGATGATTTATTCCGGTAATTCTTCATTCAAACGTGTAATTGATAGAACTAATGTTGATGTTTATGAATCATTGTACATGAATTGGTAAAGGGGTGTGAGGAATGGAACGATTCACATATCGTGGGGAGAACGGGGAAGCATATATCAATTATTTAAAAACGGATTATACTCATGCGATTATGCGGTTTGCTGAATTGGAAGATGCTGTTGAAACTGCTGCTGAAATTCAAAACTTAATTGGGTTCAAAAAAGAAGATGCAGAGAATATGCTAAAAGAGTCTAACATTGATTTGACATTGTTGGTTAAGAACAAAATTAAATTGATGTTTTCGGAAGTTCGTAGCTATCTGTACGATATGAGCGATGGGAAATCCGAATTTGATTTTGCGATACAACGACTTGATGAATCTGAATTTTGGGCGATTAAAGCCGTAACAGGAGAGTAAGTATGGGTAAAGCAAAGGAAAAACTGGACGAGATTAGCAGATATAAAGATAACTGGAACGGATACGGTGCTAAAGCTTACAGCGAAATGTTTATTAAGTATGCATCAGATGTTATTGATAGTCTGCCAGTAGAACCGGATGTTTTTCCGCTTGCCGATGATGGATTGCAGTTAGAGGTTTCATCCAACGATAAAATTGAAATCCATATTATACTCCACAAAGATTTTACGATAGATGTTGCGCTGTATGACTGGGATGATTTGATTTGGAACAAGAAAAATATATCCAGAAAGGAACTTCCTCACACAGTTGCAACGTTTATCAGCATTAAAGAACCTTCTGAGTTTCCTAGAATGTAATTGGGAAATGCATTCTGGGAATTAATAAAACTTGTATGTGCGGGTTTTTCCAATGATGGAATTTGAGGAAGCGTAACCCAACTGCTTCTAGTCCGGACGAATCTTTTTCCTTAATTGGTTTTTTAAGCACAATACACGTGTCAATAGCCTGTCGGCGGACTAACAGCACCGACAACACGCCCCTGTGGACTATAGTCGGGGGCGTTGTTTTATATCCTAAGATGGTTGCATAAAATAGAATCAGAGGATAAAATGCAGTTGTTAGGTTGCGCTGTGTTTCTCCTTTCACGGCATTTATCGCCACACCTAACCGCTACGCTTGAGGTTGGCAGGATGCTTATATACGTTCCTTGCTGACCTCACTATTTTATGCAAGAAAGGGATACTGTATGGAATGTGCTTGCTGTGGGACACCTTTAAGGAATGACAATAAGAAGGGTGCTTCAAAGAAAAAGTATAAGCTTGGGTATCTTCCGATATGCCTTGATTGTCAGCAGAAGAAGTACACGGAAATAAAGAAGTATGTTGAAAGCGACATGATGGCTTTATACATCACGTGCATGATGTTTGATACACCGTGCTATATCGAACTTGCAAAAGAGATGTTCCAAGATGAGGATATTGCCGAGGAATGGATGACATATCTGAAGATTCTGAAAGATAAGCAGAAGAATAAAGATATGCTTGGTGATTTCTATAGCTTCTCAGACGGGGATGCTTATATGGAAGAAGTTTTCGCTGAAGAAAACGATGAGCAGGAAGCTGAGAATAAATGGGGAATGATGTTCGATGATGAAGGGTTTGAGCGCAAGTTCTCTCAAAGGGAATTGCAGGAATTGGACAATCTATATCGTGAACAAGCTGCGGAATATAAGGGAGCTATTACTCCACGTGTTGATATGTCTTTGAGAGAAATCTGCATCTGCCGTCTGGAATGGAAGAAACGTGTAGGCATGGGAGATTCCCAAGGAGCCAAACGTTATATGGATATGATTAAAGACGCAATGGCTCGTGAGGGTATGAGGGCGATAGATTCAAAGCCATTGGAACAGATGCGTATAGATTCAATTATAGATAACCTAGAAAAGAAAGGTTATGTGGAGAACGGGAAGATTGTAGGCAAGAGAAAGCTTTTGAATCTTCTTGCGAAAGACCATCCGAAATATCACACTTCATTGGATGTAGTTGATGCAATCATGATGCAGATTGTTAATACCATGAGAAAGAACAACGGAGATGCAGAATTGTCTGAGCTTCCGGTTGAAGCACAGGTTGATGATGTGTTTGGAGAACTTATGCCAATGCCAACGAAGGAAGAAAAGAAAAACCTTGAAGAAACAGGGGTAATGATACCAAGGAGAGCAAAAAGGTAAATGCCGAGCGGGTTTTCATTTTCAAAAACTCGCCACATGTGGGTGAGAACAGAAACAGAAAGGAAGATTGACTATGATGAGTTTTATTCTGATGAATCATGGGCAATCTTAGTTTCTTATTGGAGACAATGCCCCGACAGACTGTTGGATTTATTAGAAGCAGATAATCCGCAATACGCCTTGGAATTGATTCAGAGAGTCAATATTCGGGCTTTTTGTTTGTATGAGAAATCATTTATTACTGGTTCACGTGGGCTAACGAAATCATATACTTCAATTCTTTCAAAACTATTGCTTGGGATTCTATATCCCGGAGTTGGGTTCAGATACTATGCTCCTGCTCAGAAACAGATGGTAGAGATTGCTTCAGAAAAATGGGAAGTCATATGCAAGCAATATCCCGGACTTGTATCACACTGGGATGTTGTATCAAATTCACAGGAAAGATTTGAAGTTAGAACAAAGTATGGTTCCATGTTCAGCGTTATCGTAGCACGTGGAAACGACTGCAATGGTGTAGTGGGAGAGGAAATAGCCCAGTCTGAAGCGGGGAAGGCGTTTGACTTTGATGAATTCGAGTCTGTTGTTCTTCCGACTGCACGTATTCAAAGACAGATAAATAAGATTCCAGACCCGTATTTCCCTAATTTTCAGAAAAATTACATCACATCTGCGGGAGCTAAACAGAATAAAGCATTCCAATACAGGAATGATACTTTTGCAGAAATGCTGAAGAGAGATTCGGCATTTTGCGTGGATTATCCTTGGACTGTAGCCGTTCTGAATAATATTAGGACGGCTGATTATTATGTTGACCTTCGTTCAAAGATGACACCGGAAACACAGATGCGTGAAATTGATTCGCTATGGACAGGTTCTTCAGAAAATCCAATTGTAAGGGATTCTGTTCTGGCTGAAGCGGCAACGCACATGATTATGGAGAACAGGCATTGTGGAGACCCGGATTGTTTTTACATTATCGGATACGATGTTTCGTATGCTGAAGGCGCTAATAATGCAAAATGCGCAACGGCAGTTTTGAAATGTGAAATGCAATCAGATAATCGTGACCATTACATGAAAACGCTTGTATATGTTCTGGACAATCCTCCTCCAAGGGAAGGGATTCAACAGGCAAAGCAGTTGAAGCAAAGATGGTATCACTATTGTACAGAACACGGGAGACCTGCATATCTGGCTATTGACGCTAACCAGTATGGCAGAAGTGTTGTGGAAGACCTTCATAAAGATTTGGGAGACGGGCTTCCTCCGCTTTGCTGTATAAATCATGATTTGAGGGAGATAGAAGCACCGGATGCGATTCCGGTTATATATCCGATTCACGCTACAACAGGACTGGCAGGAACACATGATGCTGATGCTGAAATGATTAAGTACGCTGAATTGGAATTCGAGCATAGGAATGTAAAGCTCCTAGTCTATAACCTTTACGATGGGATAAAGGCATACAAGTTATTGCACAGAATTAAAGATGATTCAATCGATGCAGCAATAGCAATTCCCTACATTAAGACAAGGGAAATGAGATGTCAGATAGCAAACCTTCAAAAGAAAGCAACTGGATACAACATAAAAGAGGAACGCATTTCAAAATCTATGCAGCGAGATATGTGGTCTGCATTGAAATATGCGCTTAGACTTGCGCAGATATTGGAATATCAAGACTTAGTTGAGGGAAACCGCAGGAAATCATCTTGGGGGAAGTATTACGGAAACGAGGAAGAAAAAAAGAAAGCATTACAACTGCCAAGGTCAACTATGCGGTCAAGAATTGTTGACAGACACGGGGGGAGAGTTGTATGAATTTCGATTTCTTCAAGAACATAGGGAAACGTACAAAGTATAGGATGTATATTCTTTCGCTTGATAAGGATAATTTCCGAAAAGCATTGGATGAAAGATTTTCACGCATCACGCCGTTGTACATTTTGGTTTACACGAACAAACAGATTAAAGGTGCTTCTGAAATAACAGATGAAAATGTATTTGATGAACTGACAAGAGCTGATAGGGAATGGCTGCTTGGATGCAACTTGGTTTTGATTAATGAAACTGTGTTCAACGATATGAATATGCTAAAAGAAGCACGAAACAAGTTTTATGTCGATTTTGCAAAGCAGTTAGAACTTGTTCTTCAAGAGGAATATGGCGATGGAAGAATTGAAAAATAATACGCAAAAGTTACCAACCTCATTCAATGATATGTTCCGAAGACTGGAAAGCAAGTATGCCGACAGGATTACTCCGGACATATTTGCGAAAGCATTTTCACGTACTGGTCTGTTCAATTATTTTAATAATGAATTTGCAAATGCGAACGAGCAGAATGACAGGGTAAAAAGACTTTCATCACTTCCTGCGCAGTTTTCAAAGAACGAGATTGTAGAATTCTTAAAGAACCCGAACCATTCAGAGCAACAGCTCCGCCAGTTGGCATATGGGTTGGAATACACTGCGTATCCGTTCTTTAAACTTCGGAAAACATATCAAGATATTATGACTTGTAAGTATTATGCATATCCTGCGGATGTGGATGAAACTGATGCTAAGTCAAAAGAATTTCTGCGTGAATGGAGATTGATAGATAAAATCAATACTGCTTTAAACATCACTCCGGTTGCGCATCAGATTGCTGGTCAATGTGTTCGTGACGGAAAGGTGTTTTATGCTTTGCGTTACGATGTTGATAAAGCGCATTGTAAAGTTGGACATGCGTTTATGCAGCAGTTGCCGCAGGATTGGGTGAAGATTGTAGGATTTAACAATGTAACGAAATACACTGTTGCATTTGACATGATGTATTTTGCACAGCCCGGAACTGACCCGGCTCAGTTCGGGAAATTATTTGAAGATTACATGGATGACTTCAAAAAGGTTGTTGTCCCAAAGGATGTTATCGGACGGAAAGTTGTTTATGCTTCTAAACAGAAGAAATCTCTGGC